TAATACAATAAAGTACACACATAATTTTATTCAATAAATACACTTATTAGGATAAACCATGAGTGCAATAGATAGACAAAATAGATTATTAGTAGCGGAAGATTGGAAGAAAATTTATCAATCTTTTAGAAACGCAGACTTCCAAAGTTACGATTTTGAAAACCTTCGAAGAACAATGATTGACTATATTCGTCAAAACTACCCAGAAGATTTTAACGATTATATTGAAAGTTCAGAGTACTTGGCACTTATCGATCTAATTGCATTTTTAGGACAAAGTGTAGCGTTTAGAATTGATTTAAATGCTCGTGAAAATTTTTTAGAGTTAGCCGAACGACGTGACAGTGTGTTAAGATTGGCACGCCTTATTAGTTATAATGCAAAACGAAATGTTGCTGCACAAGGGTTGCTAAAATTTACAACTGTGCAAACTAGCCAAAGTGTAATTGATAGTACCGGACGAAACTTAGCCGGACAGGTCATTACATGGAATGATGCATCAAATTCAAATTGGTACGATCAGTTTATTAAAGTAATTAACGCTGCATTGCCTACATCACAACAATTTGGAAATCCTGCAGACAAAGCATCTGTATACGGAATTCCGACAGAGCAATATCGATTTGACAGTGCAAATGCCGGGGTACCTGTTTATTCATTTTCAAAAACAATATCAGGTAGAAGCACAACATTTGAAATAACAAGTTCATCGTTTAACGGCCAAGACTATATCTACGAAGAACCACCAAAAGCAGGAAATAAACTTGCCTGCATTTTTAGAAATGACGGCCGTGGCTACAGTAGTGCAGCTACTGGTTTCTTTTTAAACTTTACTCAAGGAAATCTTAATACTGGGTCGTTTTCAATTTCACAACCTAGCACTAATGAATCAGTTGACATTCAATCGCAAGGCATTAACAATAACGATGTTTGGTTATATCGATTAGACAAGAACAGTAGTGAAAGTGAATTGTGGACAAAAGTTCCTAGTTTTGAAGGTAACAACATTATCTACAATAGCTTAAACAAAAACATTAGAAATATATACGGTGTTACAACTCGTGCAGGTGATGCAGTTAGTTTAACATTCAGTGACGGCACATTTGGTAATTTACCGTTAGGTACTTTTAGAGTTTATTATAGAATTAGTAACGGATTAAATTATAAAATTACACCACAGGATATTCGCAATGTTTCAATTTCTATACCGTATAACTCGGCAACTAACCAACTTGAAACATTAACGGTTACTTTAGCATTGGCTACATCAGTAAGTAATGCTGATACTACAGAATCGAACACAAGTATTAAAGCAAATGCACCTGCAACATACTACACACAAAATAGAATGATTACAGGTGAAGATTATAATATTAGTCCATTGGGCGTTAACCAGCAGATATTAAAAGTTAAAGCTGTAAACAGATCGTCAAGTGGCATTAGTCGATATTTCGATTTAGTTGATCCGACTGGCAAATATAGTTCTACAAATTTATTTGCAGATGACGGTGTCTTGTACACTGAAAGTTATCAAACATTTGTTAAATTTTCTTTTGCTAATAAGACTGACATTGAAGGTGTAATTTATAATACTGTAATTGATATTTTGAAAAAAACAGAATTAAGAAACTATTATTATTCAAAATTTATTAATTTAATAACTTTAAGTTTAAGTGTGTTTTGGACTGCAGTTACAACAGATACCTCGTCATCGTCTGGGTACATCAGCAATCTTTCTGATCTTCAAATTACTAAAGTTAGCTCATACACTTCTACTGATCTTAAATATTTTGCATCAGGTGCATTGATTAGATTTTCTGCACCTGATGGTAAATTTTTTAACACTGCTAGCAATAATGTACTTGTCGAAGGGACAGGATCGGAACTTGGGTATGTGTCGTATCTATGGGCAGAAGTGGTTACGGTTGCTGCTGATGGCACTGCGTCAAATACTGGGATATTACCAACTGGCATAGGTGCTATAACATTAAGTACTCCGATTCCGACTGGTGCAATAGCTAGCCAAATTATTCCAAAGTTTTCAACTTCGATTTCTCAACCTGTTATAGCAACAATGATTGATTTGATATTTTTAAATAAACCGTTTGGATTACGATACAATGCAGTTGTTCAAGAATGGCAACTTATCTTTGAAGTTAATTTAAACAGCAAAGGCGTGTTTAATTTAGGAAAACAGGGCGACACTTCAAATACACAACAAGATTCAAGTTGGCTATTATTGTTTACAACTGACAACGAATTTTATAAAATAACTAGTCGCGAAACACGTTTTATTTTTGAAAGTGATAAACAGATTAGATTTTATTTTGATAGCAGTAAAAAAATATACGATACTCGATCAAACTCGTTAATTAAAGACGCTATTAAAATTTTAAATATTAACCCAGTTGCAGGCAGTACATTGCCGTTTACTGTAGATTATAAATGGGAAATCCAATCTGAATATGTTGGATTAGATGGATATGTTGATAATAAAAAAATTATTGTGTCATATGCTGATAGCGACGACGACGGCATTGTTGATAATCCTGAATTATTTCTAACTATTGTAGATCCTAACAATTCGACAATTCCTCTTAAAAATCGATATATTGTTGAAGAAAAGTATTCGATTTCGTTAGGACAAGATGATTTTAGATATATTGACAATTTCTATGAACTTGTTAAAATATATAATTCCGAATCTGAGTTAGATACATTGTTAGATTTTACAATTGGCCAGTATTTTTATTTTATAGAAACGGCAGTTGTGAAACAATTAACTGCTGCAAGAAAATTAGTACCATCGCTTGCGTACAAAGTATATCAAGGCAGGGGTAATCTTAAATTCCAATATATTCACAGTGCTGACTATGAGTCTCGAATTGACCCTGGTACAAGTAATATAATCGATGTGTTTGTATTAACAAGAAATTATGACACTACGTTTAGGCAATGGCTTGCAGGTGCAGACATTACTAAACCACTTGCTCCTGGAACTGATGAGTTATATAACACGTTAGCACCGTCTCTTAATTTAATTAAAGCAGTGTCTGATGAAGTTATATATCATCCTGTGCAATACAAAGTCTTATTTGGCGCAACTGCTCCTTTAGAATTACAAGCGGTATTTAAAATTACAAAAACCTCTGGACAAGTTATATCAGATAATGACATTAAATCTCAAGTTATAACTTCAATTAACGAATTTTTTGCCTTAGAAAATTGGGATTTTGGTGATACTTTTTATTTTACAGAACTGGCAACTTATGTTATGAATAAAACATCACCTAATATTTCAAATTTTTTAATTGTGCCACGTCAACCTAGTTTATCGTTTGGTAGTCTATTTGAAATTAAATCGACTAGCAATCAAATTTTTATTAATGGAGCAACAGTAAGTGACATTGAAATTATTTCTGGCATTACTGCAAATCAAATTAAATCGGCAAATATTATTACTGCTGAAAATTCAGCAGAACAACAACTTATTACTAGTTCATCATATGGGAGTATCTAATGGCTGATAACACAAATCCAATCGCAAGTGACAACCTTTCTGCATCATTTCTACCAAGATTTTATAGAACAGATGCAAATAAAAAGTTTTTACAAGCTACTGTTAATCAATTAGTACAACCAGGAACTGTACAAAAAGTTAGCGGATATGTTGGTCGCCAAAATGCTAAAGCAACAACTGCTGATGATGTTTTTGTTGCTGCAGCTGATTCTACTAGGCAGCACTATCAATTAGAACCGGGGTTCGCTGTTAAAGATTCGCTTAATAATACAACATTTTTTAAAGATTATCAAGATTATATTAATCAAATTAATGTGTTTGGCGGTAATGTTAGCAACCATGCCCGGTTGAATAAACAAGAATTTTATAGTTGGGATCCTCATATTAATTGGGACAAGTTTGTAAATTTTCAAAATTACTATTGGTTACCAAACGGTCCTGCAGTTGTTAACGTGTATGGTAATATCCAAAAAGTTGAAAGTACATATACTGTAATTGTAGAAAGTGAAGGCGATAACAACGAATATTTGTTTACGCCGAACGGACTCTCAAGAAATCCAACATTGACATTGTATCGTGGCCAAACTTACAAGTTTGACATTACTAGTCCTGGTAATCCATTTAGTTTTAAAACCAAACGATCTACTGGATTTGCTGATAGATATCGTACTACTGCATTAGATTGGGCTGTTGAATTAGGTACTATTACGTTTACTGTTCCAAATACCTGCCCAGATGTATTATATTATGTTAGTGAAAATGATATACTTCTTGGTGGTGTTGTGCAAGTTTTAGATCTTAATGAAAATTCTTCGTTAGATATCAAAACAGAACTACTAGGTAAAAAAACTTATAAATTAGCAGATGGCACATTATTAAGTAATGGTATGAAAGTTGCATTTGTTGGAAATGTTTCTCCTGCAACTTACGCAATTGGCAAATATTACGTTGAGGGAGTAGGTACTGCAATTTCATTAGTTAGTGAATCAGATTTAGAAATCTTAACTAATTATACTACACCTGAAACTATTTTATTTGATGCTAGCCCGTTTGATGCAAAACCGTTTAGTGATGCAATTTCTTATGCAAGCATTTCTGATTATATTGTTATTAACCGTGCAAGCAAAGATAGGAATGCATGGTCGAGATATAATCGATGGTTTCATAAAGATGTTATTGAAACTAGCGCATTGATTAACGAAATAACACCGACTATCGATCAGTCGGCACGGGCAGTTCGACCAATTATTGAATTTGATAATGATCTTAAATTATTTAATTTCGGAACGCATGCAGTTACTGATATTGATTTAATTGATGATTTTACAACTGATGTGTTTTCAATCATCGAAGGATCGGCTGGATACAATGTCGACGGCATTAATCTTGCAGATGGCCACCGAATACTGTTTACTGCTGACACTGATAATCTTGTTAAGAATAATATATATCGTGTTGAAATTGTTAATTTATATACTAATAAAACTGACATTAACGGTGTACCGACAAGCAGTCAGATTCATCTAGTGTTAGATGAAATTGTTTCTAAAAATCAAACAGCACTGATTCATTCAGGAATAAAAAATCAAGGGATATCGTATTGGTTTAACGGTGCAGACTGGAAAATAGGACAACAAAAGACAAAGTTAAATCAGCAGCCGTTGTTTGATATAGTTGATAACACCGGTATTAGTTTTGGTGATATTAGTAAATATGCAGGTTCGACGTTTTTAGGTACATCACTTTTTTCGTATAAAACCGGTAGCGGATCAGTAGATAAGAATTTAGGTTTTGCATTATCATATAAAAATATCAACAATGTTGGCGATATTGTTTTTAATTTCTCATTGATGACTGATAACTTTCAATACGAAGAAAATTCAAAAATTAATACTAAATTAACAAACGTAGGTTTTTTAGTTAAGACAAAATACAACAATTTACCGTCGTATGTTAACGGCTGGCAGATTTGCAATGTAACAAATACACAAGCTGCAGTGCGTGTTTACAAAAACGTAACAAATTTAAACAATTTTAAAATTGATCTATACGACGATATTTCAATCCTTAGCGATTTAGTAGTGCGTGTATATGTTAACGGAATTCGATTAAACAACTCGGAATGGGCAATTAACACTGAATTAACTGATAATATTCCATATAGAAAAACAATTGTGCTAGATAATGATTTAGCAGCATCAGATGTATTATCTATTAAAACATTTTCTGCACAGCCGATTAACGAGAATGGATATTATGAAATTCCAGTCAACCTTCAAAGTAATCCGTTTAATAAATTAATTTCTGAATTTACGTTGGGCGAAGTAATTGACCATGTAACATCAATAGTTGATAATTTAGATGGATTTAGTGGAACTTTTCCGGGAGCAAGTAATATTCGCGATCTTGGAAACATTTCTCAATATGGCACAAAGTTTGTTCAGCACAGTGGCCCGCTTGGTATATCGCTTTACCATATTACATCTAACACTAAAAATGTTATTAAAGCATTAGAACATGCTCGTGATCGATATAACGAATTTAAAAGAAATTTTGTTATTACTGCAACATCATTAGGAATCCACACTGATCCTATTTCGTTTGTTAATCA